CAGTGACTTTACCAATTCTAATCGATTGACCATTCAAACATTCTAAATCATCAAAAGAGAAATGTTCAAAATGAGCCAATAAAGAATCACCGAGAATCGTTAGTGCTTTTTCTCCCACATGAAGTCGATCAAAGCACTGAACCATAATATTACCGGTACGACGGTTACAAGGCTTATCTGCTACACCTGAAGTAAAGCTAGCACCGCCTGCAATGGTTAGACTACACCACAAGCCTTCTTTTGGTACAGAAAAGCCTGGTGCATTGGGATACTGGATTCTGTCTTGGGCAATACCAGTAAAGCTTAGCATTCGATCGATAATGGCTTGCCTTGTCTGCTCTAAAGTCATTGCCATCTTAACCACCATACTTTTGAGAAATATAAGTAAACGTTGTATTGTAAATACCTTGAGGTGCTTGATCAGACCAACCATTTTCTAAGCGTTCAGCATAGGGCTGGTTGTTTTGAATATAGATCAAACTACCAAGTTTAAATTTCACAGCTTGAATCGCTGCATCTTGCACGGCGTTTGTTTCAGGTCCACGTACACCATAGTCACCAGATCCAATCGAAACAATATGAGAAGCACGATAAGCACCAGTATCAACCGGACTTGAAACGACCAAAGACTGAACAGCATCCATTGTAATTTTCTTTACCTTTTCCACTGCTGTTTTAGCCACATCAAAACTAAATTCAGTTGGCTTTTTCCCCTTCCATCCCATCATTCACCTCGCTTTCTTCATACATTTTAAAAAGGTCTTGAGCGATTGCTTGAATTGAATATGCTTCAAATTCAGAGCTTGGCTCTTTTTCTCCCATGAGCTTTTTAACCTTCTGCCAAACATGAACAGCTTCATGTAAAAGCAAACCATAGATCTCTATCAATTTTCTTTCTGAGGTATCGCCTAGCTGAACAACTGCATAAGCACCATTGGAATAGAAATCAACTTGTGCGGCTGCGTCTTCAATAGACAAGAACTTATCAACGTTATTCATATCCTCGAATAACAGATCCATGTGAAGTTGATTTCTAGCAAGGGTGTATTGAACATGTTGGAATGGCGAGATATGCCATAAAGGTACGTAATCTGTGCTAACCATGGTTTAACCTTTTAGCTAGGTAAAGGCATTTCAGTCTCTTCTCTACCATCAAATGCGTTATGAATAAAAATGCCATCCACATATTCGGGATGGCATTCGCAGTGAAAAAATGAATGAGGTTTTAAATCGTCATCAGGAACAACCTGAAAGCTGTCATAGACCTCATGTGCAGTCCACGTCATATTTACTCCAATAAAAAACCACCCTAAGGTGGCTTAAAAAATCAAACTAGCAAAGGTTCTATTAATCGAAATTTATTACGAAATAAAATCGCCTTATTAAGAGCTTTAATTCCATTTTCATTCATCGATTTGAATTTAATTTCCTGAGTTTTTGAATCAATGCCAGTAAAGTTAATATCAATATAATCTTCTGAAGCAATATTAATGTAGTCCCACCATTCAAGGAAAATATTACGCATAGTGTAGGCAAGTGTTTTAAATTCATTGGCCTCTTGGTCAACATTATTTATTCTTGATAATTTCGATATTAAGTCTTTAAGTAACAAGGATATTTTTTCGCTGTCCAACTTGTTCGAAACTTTCTCTTTTGCATAATCATTATAACCTTTATTGGTTAATGAATTCATTTCTTGAAATATTTCAATTACTTCACTACTAAGCTTTTCATTGTTTATTCTTGCGTGTGATTCACGCCAGTCGGTAAATACTACTAATGCCGCAACTGGAGCTAATAATGAAGCTGTAATTGTTAAGTCATCTTTTATAAGTTCATAAAATTTGGTTAAAGCAACTCTTTCAGCTAACCAATTTGATAAAAGCATGTACCCAGAAATTAAATACATTATAAGAAATAAACAAGTACAGAAAATTAAATCGTTTATTTTATCCTCTAGAGTCTTCTTGACCATATACCCCCCTATTTTAGAGGGATATTAGATCAAGTATTTAAACCTTCCTCAACTGGCATTTCCAGATAGTTCCAGCTGGATCCTGTTGAATGTGTTTGACACGAAAAGTACCTAAAGGTGTAACCCACTCATCTTCCATAATGGGCACCATTGTCACTTCATTTTGAAGCACGGTCGCTTTCTTATCTGTGGCCAGCACTCCAAGCGTTTGTATTTCATATTGACTGTATGATGCAAATAGAACGCCACGGCCTGAATAGTTTTCTTTAACTTCAACATAAGTTTCTGACTTAGGATACCAATTCTTTTTAGATAACCGTTCACATGTAAAGGTATGCACGGCATCTGCTAGATCTTCATTAAATGCTTCAGCAATTTCTACCTGAATTTCGTCACGTAAGCCCATTAGATCTTCCTAACAATAAAGACGCGTTTCCGTTTGCAATATGGTTTGATCAAATCAAGAATAAATTGCTCACTAGCACTCAATTTAATGGATCCGTCCTGGTATTCCTTTTCGGTTTCAACCGTATCTGCCTTCACTTTCTTGCGCTTTAATGCCTGTTCTTGGCCTTGATATAGTTCACCCTTCATGATGCCCTTTATGACTTCAAATGAAGCTGATTTAAGGGCTTTGGGTACTATGGTTGTGTCTTCATAATGCTTAACATTTCGCGCTAAAAGATATGCTTCAGACTTTTCGAGATAGTCGGCTTTATCACTGGCAGATAAAGCATCAAAGCCTGCAACACGTTCAATTGCTTCTTGTTCAGTGATAAAGCTCATGGATTATTCCTTTGGCAGAAGTGCTAAAAGTTCTTCTTTTTTAGCACCTGATTCAAATGCAATACCCTTTTCAGTTAACACCGCTCGAAGCTCATCAACTTTAAGTCCTGCATAGTTAATTGGTTGAACTTGGTCATCACCAGTCTTTTGATCATCTTCAGGTTTTTGGTTACCTTGAACTTCCTGATTGTCACCATTTGGCGTTTGTTTTCCTTCTCCTAGCTCAAGCTCAGCAATACGTGCTTTCATAGCTTCAGTATTATTCTGAAAGGCAATAAACTCACCTTTCAACGTTGCGAGTTGTTCTTCCAGCTCATCAATTCTGTCTTGTGTCATTTGTTGTCTTTCCCGTGCACGGTTAAATGATGAAAGTCCCATTTGTTAATCTCCAAAAGAAAAGGCGGATAAATCCGCCCATGTCTTTATTTAATTTTATGCTTAAACGCCACAATACGAATTTGTTTAGGATCGTATACACGCTCCCAGTTAGTGCCTGTTGCAAGCCCTGAGTTTTTAGGTGCAATACCTGTTGATCCCGCCCATTTAATACCACGTGGATGTAGTACAAAGTGACGGCGGTTAATCAAGATATCTACACCAGCAAGACTATCGCGATCAGTTTCAACCGCATTTGGCGCACCAATATCTTGGAAGCCAACAGCACCTTGACCAAATAGGAAAGAAGTAAATACATCACCATCAACGGGCATGCCATCATCAACAATCACACGGCGATCCATAAAGGTTTTATAGAGTAAAACCCCATCAGCATCACGCACGGTTTCAATCAAACCCTGCTTAGATAAAGCTGACATAGTGAATGAATGCATTGAAATCGCAGTTAATTTATCGACAGCATCGCCAAGCTTATATGACGCATCGACAAAAGAATGACCATCAATAACTGCTGCGGCCCCTGTTTCGGCTGAAATATCATGTACGTTACTTGCCATACTTGCAGCACCAAAAACACCTTTCAGGGTATTCACGGTAAAACCCTGAAACTCACGTGCCCAGTAATCTGCTACCAGATCACCAACCGCTCCAAGTGGATCGTCGCCAGATAATGCCTTTGCTAAATCGTTTGCCCCCCATGCCTTACCGCGGGCATGAAGAATTGCAATATCTTGACCTGAAGTAATGTTATTTACAGTTAATGGGGTTTGATCAGAAAGAACTTCAGATTCACCACTTAAGTCGTTCCAAAAAGGAATATTTACAGTAGTACCGCCTTTCGTTCCGAAAGCTACATCTTCTTCAAGATCCCCCACAATGCCAGACTGCCATAAGGCAGATTTCTCAGCGGTTTTATTTAAAACATACGGAGTGAATAACTCAGGTACGATTACATCAGCAATTTTGGTATCACCCATTAGGCTTTACTCCTTAAAGTTTAATATTGTGTTTTGCAGCTAGTTCTTTAGCTAACTGTGGATTTTCATTTCGCAACTGCGCCAATTTGGTTAAGTTCACTGAACCATCTGGTTTGAGAATGTCGACTTGACCTTTTGTATTGGCACTACCTGGTGCCCCCATACCATTCGCCTTAGGCCAGTAGTACGGCTTTTGCTCACGTAGAGATTCAACCCACTCTTTTGGGGTTTGTGGTGTTTGGCCATCTTTGCCAATAACCACTTCGCCGTTTTCATCAACGGCAACCGCTTTGCCGCTTTCATCTAATGCAAACTTTGTCTTAGCTAAAAATGCAATATCACCTGTTGCTTCAGGCAATGCTTCAAGCTCAACAGCTGCTTGAATGATTTGCCCTTGAATTACTGAGTCCTTAAACTTATTTGCATAAGCTTCAGCTTTGTCGGCACGGTCTTTTTCGGCTTTAAGTACTTTTTCATGCTCTTCACGCATCTTCTCGGTGCGCTTCTGAATCACTTCGGTAATTTTGCCTTCTGCAATTAATTTGGCCTCTTCATCTTGATCAAGTTGAGCAAAGACTCTTTTGACGATTTCAGGGTCAATCCCTTCGAACTGATTTTGAAGTTCCTGGAGTTTTCGTTTTGCATCCTTAGCGGCATCACGCTCGCTTTGAAGTGCAGTTTTAAGCCCTTTAGGATCTTCATAACCGTCTAAATCGAGGCGAAACTTCCCGTTTTCCTCAACATATAGAGCGCGGTGCTCTTCTTTGATTGCATCAAGTGCATCAACAATAAATGGCAATGACATGTTCAAACCTCTCGTTTGAGTTGGATTAGGCCTAATCTCTAGGCATAAAAAAAGCACCCCAGAAGGTGCTTAATGTTAATAAATTGGAAATTTAAAATTTTTGACCAGTTGCGTAATGGAGATAGTTCAGAGTATGGTCTGTGTTAAAATACTTAATTAACGAAATATAGAAAGGATTCTCGACAAGCTGAGTTTCTTGCAAAGTATCTTGCTTTGCAAAATAAATATTTACTGGCACATCATCTTGATACTGCTCAGAACAAATAAATTTAAATAAATCTAAAGATGCAATTTTCTTATTTTCATATTCAAAATCAACTTTACTAATTTCGACTGAGTGAAAAACACATTTATCTTTGAGTTGATTTAACACGCTTCTCATATTCTCTTGCATTGTTTTAGAATCAATTGGCGTACTTTTATAAAGCTTAAATCTCAAAGAAATATCTTCAGTGGCAAAATATTCATTTGTTTCAGTGACATTAATCCAATGCGTATTTTTAAGATTATTTAATAAATCCGTATATTTCATGAGTGGCCTTTTATAATAAAAAATCGGTTAGTAATTAATAGTTCTTGAAGTTTAAAAAACAAGTCATTAAACAAAAATATTTTCTAATTCCAAACTTCAAGTATGGGGTAATTAGTTTTTAGTTTTCTGCTCATCTAATTTCTTTAGATCTTTCAATGTATATAACCTCCCTTCTGGATCAAAGAACTTTTCAAAATCAAATTTCCCTTCTTTATAAAGCTTGTATCGCTTCGGTCCTAACCATTCTTTTTGAAAGAAATCGTCAGTCTTGCCGAAGAACTCTTTGAATGTGGTGTTTGCATCCAATTGCCCGATTAACTGACTACGCTCATCTTTAGGGATGTCTTTCACTGGTCGCTCATCCATGACAAATGGACGCTCTCCAACAAGTCGACCATCTTTCTCAACTGCAACCAAAATACTGCGACAGTTCCGATGTAATGGCGGTACTCGTTTTGCCGGATCATCAATTCTCCAGACCGTACCATCTAATGATGCGCAAAGTTTTGTAGTTCTCCCATCCAACACACTGACAAAACGGACATACTCATAACCTAGCTGCTTGAAGGTATCTAAATACGTTTGATTAGCGACATGATTGCGTAGCGTTCTTACAGTCTGATCAATGTCCGACTTTGTGCTAGTTAGAAGACCATCTTCATAATTAAGGCGCTTGGTACCACGAATGCGTTGAACAATTTCCTGATTCGTTTTGCCTGAGCTAATCCCATCACGAATTGCATATTCAACCTTTTGGCGAGCAGTATCAGCTATCTT